CTTAGGTTGTTTCTGTTGACGAATTTGATTTGCTCGTTTTGCATTTTCTACTCTTCCACCGTTTTCTACCCACTCTTTCCAAGTTTGTAGATGAGAAATACATTCGGTTATTCTTTCTCCTCGTCTTACTCCCATATAAGGAAGTATTTGTTGCAGAATAGATAAAACCTTTTCTTTTTCTCCAATGTGAAGTGTATAAACTTGTTTACCTTTTACAGTTTTTCTTGATGGTGAAAAGTATGATTTATCTAAAAGTTTACTCAACCTTTGGATAATATCTTCATCCACCATAGAAATTTTAATAAAAGGTGCTGGTGGTGTATTAGAAACTTCGTAACGGTCTTTAGAACGATTGTCTATTCCAAAGTATCCTTCACCTTCTAATAAACCAGCAATCCAAGCAACATCAGTTTCAGTTAAGTCTAACATTTTACTCTTGCGTCTTCTGTATTATTTATACAGCATTAGCAAGAAAAAGTCAACAGTAGATGTGTGGACTATATCTTCACCCTTCATAGAAGGGGCTGGGCACTTAAACCTGTTATTAAGAGGACTGAACCTCTCAGGTAGTCTCTGAACCTTCCTCAAGTGTACTTGAGGCTTGGATGCTGATTGCCTTTCGGTTTCCAGCAATTCACCCAGTTTCGTCAATACTCTTACGAGTAAGGGACACCGATTAGTTAATGTCTACGGGAGGAGCACCGATGAATGCGATAATGAAACAAGTAGCAGCAGCAAGCAGCGTTGGAATCATCAAAACACCGAACCACCCGACATAAAGACGGTTATCGGTTGAAGTCACCCAGTTACAGAATTGTTCCCAGGTATTTTCGCCAGAACGGCGTGAAGCGATTGAAGCAGTCATTTGTTTTAAAAGGGTAAGTAAAAGTCCAGGGGGAACTGGATGGTTACAGTATATCCCACAACACCCTCCATTGTGGGTATGAGAGACGTTCTTATACACCCATAGGTCTCGGTTAACGGGTGTTTGACAATGTTAAGAATTATGAGGAATCCTTAACATTTGTTTACCTATTTATCATACTACGGTCTGGTTCTGGTGTCAAGTCATAAAAAAGTCCCCTTTCGGGGACTAAACCTCATTCTTCTTCCGTTTCAGGTTCTTCTGTTTCTGGAAGTGGAATTTCTTCTGGTTCTGGTTCTGGAAGAGTTACACCAATTTGGGTAAGATACTCAATCGCACCTTGAACCTTCAGAAAAAGTTCTCTTTTTGCTGTAGCCTTAGTTTGCAATCCTTCCAATTCAAGAGATAAGTCTTGTGCTTGCTTTACGAGATTTGCAAGATGTTCCTGTTGTTCAGTCATAAAATTTAATAAATTCGACTTATTTATATCATACCACAAGTAGTTAAATATGAAAAATGGTGACGATAAATACTTTTAGTCCTACAAAATAGAAAAATGAAGAGACTTCTGTTAGTTTTTTCGTTATTCTTTGCCATTCCTACAAGTGCTGCTGAAATCACATCTAAAATCACTGATTCGGTACAATTAAACGTTCAAGGGGCAGTGGTCCAATCAGAAAGAATTGGAGCCTCATATGCAGTATCGGGTACAAATATCAATGCAACAACTCTAGGTGGAGTTGGTGGTGCAGGTTCTTATGCAGTTAATACTGCTGGTCAGGCATTTACTTTTTCAGAAACATCAATTACTGCAGATACTGATGTCACCAGTCAGTCAGCAGCTTCTGGAACAATTGCTTCCCCCAACCTTTATAGCAACTCCACTACTCAGTTAGGTGGAGATAAAGGATCTCTTGCAGGTACTTTAACTCCTACTGGTGTTGCTACTATCACTGCCGGTGGTCCTGGAAGCACTGGAACAGCACAAAGATCCGTCGAATTAAGTGTATTTAAATGAGACACATAACTCTCGGACTGGTTGCAGTTCTGGGAGTTATAAGTCCCTCATACGCTGGACCAGTAACTCCCAACTTCACTAGTGGGACAATCACATCAGAAACAAAAACACGCACTGAAGTGGTTGAGGTCATCAAACAAATAGAATATACGACTGGGACATCTTACACAGTCACTGGCACCAATATTAATATACCAGGAACTCCTGCTCCTGGTATGAAATACACCATTCAAACTCAAGGTGCTCCATTCCAATTTAGTGAGACTTATCTGACTCCTGGAGTGGCAAAGGAAACATGGATAGACAGAAAAACTACAGAAGATTCCACAACAAATACTATATCAGTCTTTACGCAATAATATTAATCGGAACTTCTGCTTTTGCACAACAAGCACCAAGCAATACAAATATTGCGGGACCTTCAGCATCTGCAACTGGTAATGTAACTAACCAGGCAGTTCAGGTGCTTCAAGGTCCTTATGCCTTGAATACATTTGGCAATGGAGTTTCTTGCCAAGGTCCTACAATGAGTATTGCCCCATTTGCTTTGGGAAGTTTCAATGGAAATCAAGACCCAACATCATATCAATCGCATAGTGGAAACTTTGGAGTGAGTTTGGGTTTTAATTTTCCTCTAGATGGTTCATTACAAGAACTTTGTAAGGCACGAGCTCGTGTAGAAATTACAAGGCAGCAAGCAGAAGCAGATAAAGCAAGACTCGATTTTGAACTTGTGAGACTTTTAAAGTGTGGTGAGGCAGTGAAGAATGGAATTTCATTTCATCCAGATAGTCCTTATGCAAAAATATGTGCTGATATAGTAGTGAAGTATCCAAGAATACAGGATGTGGCAAATGGAAATAAAACCAATAAAAATTAATTCTTCTAGGATTGATGCTCCATCAATTATTCCAACAATAGAACCTCCCGTAATTAGGAAAGCAGAACGATCTGTGATACCAAGTGTTGATATGCCAATTATTAATATGCCAGATACGACTATCAATTATCCAGTAATTGATGTCCCAACACAAGAAGAGTTTGATTATGCAGTGAGAGCAGAACAAAAGAAACAAGAAGATCTAAAGGAAGAAAAACCAAGAGGTCTTCCAGATACTACCCCACCTCTTCAACTGAATCAGATTACTCAAACTCCTCCTTCCCAAGTGCCGATTGCTGAAATACCAGCAGATACTAAACCTCAACCCACTTTTAGTGTTTATGGAGTCGATATTAATTTACCTGACCCTTCTCTTGTTGCTACGGCTGGTGCTGTCGCAGTAGTAACCACTGCCGCCACAATAGCATCTACAACAGTTCTCAATGCTCTCAAAAATGCAGCAGAACCACTCATCAAAGAAGCAACAAAAAATAAATTTAAAATCAAAATCAAACAAGTTAAACCTGTTCTACATTATGTACTAGCAGAAGAAGGTCATATTGATATCTTTGAATATTCTGCAGAAGGAACTCGTCTAGTAGAACAAGTAACTAATATAGAACAATATATTCGTGACCAAGTTGAAATCAATGCTCTCTATGAGATTGATAATAAAATTATTATTGACGATGTAATAAAAGATAAATTTACAAAAGAGGGCAAAGAAAGATTCAAACCTCTCTTTGCCCCTGCTAAAAAAATTGCTAAAAAATTAGCAGCTCGACTTTCTTTTTGATTCTAATAAAGCAAAATCTTTTTGCTTTGTACCACCATCATAAGTCCAAGCATATCCTTCATCAATCATACGATCATTAAGACATACATCATCAACATATAACCTTCCAAGAATTCTCCCATACTTTTCAGTTGAGTCAGGAAGTTCTGTTTTAATAAGAATATTTTTTTTACCATCTAGTTTTTTCTTTAACCATTCCTTAACTTCTAATCCAAGTGTTTTTTCTTTGAGATCGGTTGTACGACTTTCTGGAGTATCAACACCACTAAGGCGTACTCGCTTAGTAAGAGAAATATCGAACCCAAGATCAATGTCCGCATCGATTGTGTCACCATCTACTACTCTCAATACTTGTTTTACTCTGTAGATATATGGGTCTTTATCCATTAGAATGGTAATTTAAACTTCTCAGTATTTATCTTGGGAATAGGAAGTTTCTCAAATGCCTTAGTGATTTGCTTCTCCACAACAGCACCAACAAATTCTTCTGGATTATTCAGAATTTTCTGTGCTTTTTGATAAGTAAGATATGCTCCCACACAAAGAGCACCACTAATGGTGAGACTTGTGATTGATAGGATCAGACTCAGATGTTTCATCTTTCATCTCCAAATATGCTAACTTTAATATGTAGTAAATGACATATGCGGTAAATATCAAACCTGTTCCAAGAATTATAATAACTCCCCAAGGCAAATTACTCATTCCATCCCCCCTCTTGTTTGTGTATCCATACTTTTAAATCTTTAACGTACTTTCTGAGTATTTGTGCTTGTTCTTCGTGCCAAAAATCACCCGTTTCCAAATGAAGACGGGTGTGATTATCTATTGCTTTCAATATGTTGTGGATGGGGGAATTCCACGATTCTCTCTTAGGAGTGTTCCATTCTCTTGGCATTTGTATTCAACCGTATATAAATGTCCATTGTGTATAAAATCAACTTTACATAAATTGGGTCCAATTATAATATTACCAGCAATTAAAATTTCTAGTAACATTATTTTTTCTTACCACCGTTTTTTGCTTTCTTTGATGTAGCATTGCCCTGGTTCTGCTTGGATTGTTTTCCTCCAGCAGAACCCTTCTTACCTTTGTTTGCTGATTTTGCCATTATGCTCCTGTGCGTGGTTGAACGAATCCTTCACCATCTTCTACTTTAGTTTCCAGTGCTTCAACTCTTGCTTCAAGAGTTTCTGGTGGTGCTTCAGGGGCAGGTGGTTCTGGTGGAGTTTCTACAAACTCCTCTCTTTTAGGTTCTTGCTTTTTTTCATCTTCATCATCTCCACCTTTCTTCATTGTATTAATACCAAAAGTAGCAGCAGATGCAGTGAAGACTGTAGCAATAAAAGTTGGGTCCATCTTAGATAGAGTACCCGCATAACTTGCAGTGAGAAGAGCAGCAGACCAACCCAAGATACATATACGAATTAGTTGTCCCATAGCATTTTCGTTTTTCTTAGTAGTCATTTTCCTTTGTGAATAGGGTTAACCTTTTTTCCAAGATTCACCTTCTGCTTTTCTTCTACGAGCAAGACCTGCTTCTACATTTGAACCAGGATTTCTGTAGAGGTATAAAGCATCGGGAACTAAGTCCCATTCTTTATTCTTCAGTCTCTTAGTGATAGTATTAAAATCACCAGAACCATAAAAACCAGCACCGAGATTATAAGCAAAAGAAAGTAGGGCACCTCTTTTACCATCAGACATTTCATTCCAGTGTGGAATTTTGCGAAGTGCAGGAAGAAACTCTCTCTTGCATTGTTCAATCAAAAGTTCATCTGCTTCTGTTTGTGTGAGAGTATCACCCATATGGAATGCAGATCCATCCTTCTTGCGGGTTGAACCCCAACCAATTGTAATTGGAAGTCCACCAGTGAGAGGATCTGGATATGCCTTCAGATGGCATCCCTCGAACTCTTTGATTAATTTAAGACCCATCATAGGCATATCATCACCGCCAACTACAGGAGCGGCAGCAGATGGTGCTGATGATGCTGGTGCCGCATTACCCTTTTTTCCTCTGTAGATCTCCGCCCAATCTACATTATCTTCTAGATACTTAACTGGTAGGTTATCTTCCAACCATTGAACTGCTTTCACATGATTAGGGTTCTTCTCGTCATAGAACTTGAAGAAGTTATGTAAATCGATTCTTGCCATTGTCGTCTCCAAAGTATTTGTTGAAAAGTTTGGAAGCTTCTAAGTGCTTTCCGTGATTTGTAAGATCTTTAATTCTTTGTAAGATCTTTCTCTTGAAATTAATCGAGGAGTTTTCATTCTCCATAAGTATTTAACCAATAATACTCTCTCTCCAATCTTCACTCATATTCACCATAATTGCTTCTGCTGCTTCTGGGGTTTCGGCATATCCTTCATCAAGAAGGTGTGAGAGGATGATGTCGTAGAGGTCTACTTGTTCTTTTTGTTCTTTTTGTTCTTTTTTTTGTTTTACACCTCTTCTAGCATCGTGTGCGGCAACTCGTCTTTTATCTACATACCTATCACCAACCCATGGTGAATTTTCAACATACTTTTTATTTCTTAAATCTTTCTTTTCAAATCTATTCAGTTCTTCCATAACAACTTCCAAATATGCTTCTTGAAGACTACGAAGTTCTTGTGAGTTCATTTTACAAATACTTTTTAGTTATTTATATTTTAAAAGCAGTCCAACCTTTCTCTTGTTTCCTTTTACCAGAAACCACATCATAAAGATGTTTTAAATTATTTTGTCTTTGGAATTCTTTTAAATTATTGGTATTATATTTAACCCCATCTGGTGATATTATGACATAAGTATTTTTACAGACAGATTGAGTTCTTTTATCTACCAACTCTTTTGATAATTTTCTTCCTTTTAGAGTATTACTTATTTTTCTTTTTGTTTCCTCACTTTTTGGGGAATATATCCTACTCAAAGAACTTTGTCTTATTTTTTCTATTGCTTCTGGTGTGTGTTTCCACCCACTACATTTCTCTTTAAGAATTACTCTGGTGGAATCTTTGACTACTCTACCAGAAGCACCTTCACCACCAAAAGTTTTATTCAAAAGAATTCCACCATCAATCTTTCTGCCGAACACACTTATCATATAAGTTTCGTGTTTAAATGCTTCCTCTTCTATAAGATTTTGTTTGAGAAAGATTATTCTATTTTTATCTTTTGGAACAGGACAAGGTTTTCCACTACCTTCAAATAATCTATATCTTACTCCCTTACCTATGTAATAAGGAGTTCTATCCTCACGTAAATAGGCATAGGTATAAAACCTGTTAGGATTTACCATTTCTACTCTTAAATTGGTTCGCAATAGTATTTATACAAGAAAAGGAGCATTTCTGCTCCCCCCCTCTACCTTAAAGATGCGAACCAATTAAGGCATTATTATTTATCAATCAAAGATACGACCCCATCCGTCCCCTCCGGTAGGTGCCCAACGGTGCTTAAGAACTGCTTTAGTATAAATGGTTTTCTTACCATTCGTTACGGGACCAGTATAATTGTCATTGAGAGAACCATAAGGATCATTAATATAATATCCCTTACCATCTGGAGTCTTACCAATGACCACGCACATGTGCCCACCAGTAGGAGAAGTTAGAGAACCACGGTGGAGAATACCAATAACAACAGGTTTTCCTCTATCAAGACTCTTATCAATATCAACAAAACTTAAATTATAACTAAAGTGCGATTTAATACCATAACCTTGGAGAACTTTAGTCTGCACTGCATGGTCTGTAGTATCGCCAATCGCAAATACCTTTTTAACGTACTCATCATCACCTTTAATGCTTCCTGGTTTAAGGAAAGCAAGACACATTGCACACGATGAAGAGTTGCAAGTTCTTTGTGCATCTCTATAGTTGTCTACTTGGTTAAAGTATGGAACATCAAGAACTGCTGGAGTTGGTGGTTTTGTTCTAAAAATTCCAATCCATTCAGATTCTGAGTCATCCATAAATTGAGCAGGAAGGTTATCCTCTAACCATTGAACTGCAGATACATGATTGTCATTAGTGTCATCATAATATTTAAAAAAGTTATGAAGATCTAAAGTCATTTTTACCTGAAACTCGCCTAAAGTATTTATTAATATCGATATTCGTCAATCTTATCTAAAACTTTATTAAGATATTGATTTGCTAACCATTTTGGATCATATCCAGATTTATTCATCCATTCTTTATTCAAATCTACTTTTAATTTAAGGACTTCGCATTTTATGACATCCTTCGTCAGTTGTCCTTTTGACATAACATATAAAAAAACTCTGCTCATTATTTAGAGCAGAGTTTCAGATTGTATTTTATTGTATCAGACTGGTGTGGTTTCCCTCACAGTTGTCTTCACATATTCATAAACCACTTCTGGAGTAGTCGCTTCGTAAGGGTCGGTGTCTGCGTTGTCCCGTTGCCCCACTTCAACGAATAGTTTTTCGATGATTCCATTATCCACGACCATAGCATAACGCCAAGAGCGATCTCCGAAACCAAGGTTAGACTTATTGACAAGCATTCCCATAGAACGTGTGAAGTAAGCATTGCCGTCTGGAATGAGTTTGACTTTCTCAATGTTCTGGTCTTGTGCCCAGGCATTCATCACAAACCCATCATTAACAGAGATGCAGTAAATATCGTCGATGCCGAGACCCAGAAAGTCGTCATATTTCTCTTCGAATCCAGGTAACTGATAGGCACTGCAAGTAGGAGTGAAAGCACCAGGCAGACTAAAAATGACCACACGTTTTCCATCGAAAAGATCTGCAGATGTTTTATTTACAAACTCACCAGACTCACGAAATACGAATTCTACTTGAGGAACTTGATATTGTTCTTTACGCATAGTAACCTCCATCAAAATACACCTGGAATTACTTGCCCAGTAACAAGATAAGAACCGACAGCAGCAACGAATCCAATCATTGCAAACCAACCATTAATACGTTCCGCTTTTTCAGTAAAAAGATTTTTCATTTTGTTTCTCCTCTTTTAGATGTGTTTTGAATAACAATAAATTTGTCTTTCTTTAGGGTGCCTGCGATACAAACTTTAAGTTCATCATCATCAGACCAGGCACCTTCTTCTACAAGTTGTTGAAGGGCAAGACTAAGTTGCCCAAGCATTCCAGCACTCATCAGTAAGTTTCTGCGACTTTCTCTACAGCATAACCCAAAAGTACGAAAAAGGCAACTGCAGTGAGCGTGAAGATTACTTCAGTCATCAGAAGACTCCGAAGAAGAAGTTGCCAGTGCTAGCATAAGAAATGATACCAGCAACAAAACCGACCATTGCCCAACGCCCATTCATTTTCTCCGATTTCTCAGCATAAGGTTCGATGCCATAACGATCAAGATCCTCTTTTGTCATATACATTGAAGGTTCTTTAGCAAACATATTCATTTGCCCGAACTCATTTTTGGTTACAGTCATTTTCGTTTTATTACGAATTGTTACAAAATTATATAGGAAAAAGAATGGGGTGTCAAGCACATCATTCTTTTTTTTCAATCCTATAAGCCCTTCCGTGTTCGTCAAATCCATCAATCTCAATATATTCTGTATCTTTGTTGATATCATCATTTGGAACTAAACAAAGATAAGGACCATGAATTCTATCATTATTACTATAATTTCTAAACCCAGAAAGATGATAGTGTGCAGAAACAATTTGCTTACCTGGATTTTTTAATTTATATCCTTGTTCTGCCATTAATTTAGCAATCTTATTATCACATCCTGGTATTCCTAAAGTGAATTCAAATTCTTTGGATGTTACAATTGGAGATTTGAAAACCCAAACATCTTGAGATGATGCATTATCAAATGGTGCAATACACCATTCACCATTTTCACAAAATACTTCCCATCTAGTTAAGGCAAGAAAAACTTTATCTAAATCAGTATCCTTTACAACTGAAATAGTATCATCCAAGATAATATCTGCATTTGCAATTATACAAATTTCATCTTTTAAATTCTGGTTACAAAATTCAAAAAGATCATTGTATGTTGGTCTTTTTTCCCTTTGAATTACTTCTATTTTATCCGACTTAAAGTTCAATTTAGAATCATCAGAAATAAAAACATATATCTTTTTAATATTTTCATTTTCTAAATTTTCATGAATACAAGTAAGATATTCACTATGTCTCTGATAATCAGGAGATCTAAAATATTCTATCAATAAATTCATTGAGTTTTAATCCAATCCATTAAATTAACTTGAGGTCTCCATCCAAAAATGGTTCTCAATTTTCCATTATTCGCAAGAGTAGTTCGTGACTCACCAATTCTTGCTGGAATATTTATTTGATTTTCTGAAATAGCATCCGCAATTTCATTGATCGAATAATTAACTCCATTACCTACATTGTAAAGTTCTCCATAAAAATCATCATCAATATCTTTTGTTGCTGCAAGAATATTTGCTTGAACTACATCAGATACGTGTGTGAAGTCTCTACGTTGTTCACCATCACCAACAATTGTAAGTGACTCTCCTTTTTTCTTCTGCTCCAAGAATAACCCAATTACTGGGGCATATTGTCCTTTTAAAGGTTGCCGTTCACCATAAACATTAAAATACCTAAAGGAAATTGTCTTAAGATCAAATAAGTCATTGTACATTTTGCAGAGTTTTTCTCCAGCAACTTTAGATACCGAATATGGATTTAAACAATTATCTTTTTGATTTTCGTGATTTGGAGGTTCATTAAATCCATAACCAGAAGATGTAGAAGAATAAATTACTTTCTTAACTCCTGCTTCTCTGGCACATTGAAGAACCGTAACAGTACCCATGCAATTGGTATTAACTGCTTTAATTGGATTCAAAATTGCTAGTTGAATCCTAGCATCAGCAGCAAGATGAAAGACATAATCAACTCCCTCATAAAGAGGTCTAGTTTTTTCATAATCACAAATATCATACTTATAATTTTGAGATTTGTCATTCCAATAAAATTCTTCATTGGATTCTGCACTTTCATTATCAATCACAACTACCTCATGACCTAACTCAATAAGTGCATCAACAAGATTTGAACCAATAAATCCTGCTCCACCAGTGACTAAACTTTTCATATCAATTCACCTCAAAATATTCCAACTGCAGAAACTGATTCATATATCTCAGATTTAATATCATCTTCATATATGAAATTCCAATTTTTTAACTTTGGACAAGTCATCATATCCATAAAAATATTAGAAGAGTCCTCAGATATACATTTTCTTGCTGGTTCTCTCCTTCCATAAGTATGAAAATGTATTTCAACTTGTTTCATAAGATTTTTATACTGAAGATGATAAGAAATCAATGCAGTGGAATTTTCCAACAAATGCACTTCTTCTGCATTTTCAATAACTTTAATTA